CGATGATGCTGTGCAGTTGCGCCAGCGTGCCATCGACGCTGCCAACACCATCCCCGGATTTGATGAACCCGCCGTGCAAGGCAAGTGATGCCGGTAAAGACAGCGACGAAGACCTGCAGGCGGATTTCGAAACAGCTCAATGCCTGCGCCAGCTAAGGTTAGATAAATACCGCTGGCAGGCCTACTACCGAGCAGTAAGCCAGTAGCGGCATTACAGGAGCCATTCATCGAGTGGCTTCGATAATGTTTATTTAATGCTGTTTATGCGATAAATAAATTCATCTAGCAGAGTTTTATATAAGTTTTGAGTGGGTATGGTCTCGGGATTCTCGGAGAAGTATCAACGCAACCCAGAGGAATGTTCTGTATGGCATCGAAAAAGCTCACGGCAGAGCAGCAGAAGCTTTTCGATGTGCTGACTCCGCTACAAAAAAGATTTGTTACCTGGGTCATTAAAGGCAAGAACCAGACCGACGCCTATCGCAAGGCGGGAGGTAAGGCGAAGGGCGATGCGGCAAGGTCAAAGGCCAGTCAAATAGGATCAAATAGTAACGTTTTAGCTTTTCTCCAATCAGTGCAAGGGGAGATCATCGACGAGGCCATTATGACCCGTGAAGAGGCGCTGAAGCGTCTATCTAAAATGGGTCGCACCTCGATAGCCGACATTGCCGAGTTTAGTAACAGCATCGTCGGCGAAGATGAAGACGGGCAACCGGTCTTTCAGGCTGTCTGGAGCTTCAAGGATTCTTCTCTGCAGGACCCTGACGCGATGAGCACCATCTCAGAGCTGACTACCGGCAAAGATGGCATCAAGTTGAAGATGCACGACCCCAAAGCAGCCATAAAGCAACTGGCCGAAATGCAGGGTTGGGAAGCGCCGAAGAAAACCGAACTCACCGGCAAGGATGGCGGCCCAATCGAATCGACCACACTGACGAAGGACGAATACAAGAAAGCTCGACAGGAGATGCTGGAGGATGACGACTGTTGAGCAGCGGAACTTTGCCCGCAAGATAGAGTGTGAAGAGGACGGGCTTTATTACTCCCGTTATTTCTTCAAGCAGCGCACCGGCGGCAAGATGATCATTGCGCCGCACCACCTGGTGATACAGCGGGCGCTCGATCGAGTTATCAGCGGCGAGATTACGCGGCTGGTTATCAACGTTCCGCCAGGCTATACCAAGACGGAGCTGGCTACCATCAACATGATGGGCCGGGGGTTAGCGCTGAATAAGCGCGCCCGTTTCATGCACCTATCCTATTCGCATAACCTTGCGCTGCTTAACTCATCAACTGCGCGCGGCATGATTAAGTCAAAGCTCTATCAGGCAATGTGGCCTATGGAGTTGCGCGACGATGCCGATAGTAAGGCGATGTGGTGGAATGAGCACGGCGGTGGAGTATACGCGTCATCAGCTGCGGGGCAGGTTACCGGCTTTCGTGCCGGGCATATGGAGCCTGGCTGGCAAGGCGCGCTGATTATTGATGACCCGGTTAAGCCTGATGATGCTTACTCGGAAATCGTCCGTGACGGCGTCAATAACCGTTTTAACGAGACAATCAAATCACGACTGGCGATCGAGACGACGCCAATGATTGTCATCATGCAGCGGATCCACTACCACGACCTGAGCGGCTATCTACTGCGTGGAGGGAGTGGTGAGAAATGGCATCACCTGAACCTGCCGGTGATTATCGATAACAGCCAGTCATACGCTGCACAATACCCTGAGAACACCCATGCAATACCCATTGACCATGGGCTGCCTGATGGATGGCTCTGGCCGTTCAAGCATAACGAATCGCACCGTGTATCGCTGTTCTCGCACCGGCGTACCGCCGAAGCTCAGTATATGCAGAAGCCGCGACGGTTTAATGCTGAGGGCGCTCTATGGACAGAGGTGATGATAAGCGCTGCTCGCGAGCTGCAAATTCATCACGATCAGGTTCGGACAGTTGTCGCCATTGACCCGCAGGCAACTAATAGCGATGAAAGCGATGAAACGGGGATTGTTGTTGCCAGTGCATACGGAGCAGGGGATAAGAAGCAGTACACTGTTGATGGAGATTACAGCAGCAAATACTCCCCTGCTGGCTGGGCTAAAAAGGCCATGTGGGCATATGAGGAGCACGGTGCTGATGCGATCGTCATCGAGACCAACCAGGGCGGCGATATGGCGGAAGAAACGCTGCGAAATGCCGGGTTTAAGGGGCGCATCATTCGCGTGCATGCCAGTAAAGGGAAATATGCCAGAGCGGAGCCGATATCAGCGCTCTACGAACAGGGGCGTGTGGCACATCATGGCAACCTTTACACGCTGGAAAACCAGATGATGGAGTACGTGCCAACTACTGCCAAGAAGTCGCCTGACCGCCTCGACGCGATGGTGTACGCACTTACTGAGCTCGGTGGAGCACAACCAATGGGCATGATGATACCGAAAAGATTGCGGTAAATAATTCCGACTCGGTTTAGTCACAAGGAATGCAGTATCATTCACGTATACTAACTAACGGGGTGATATATGGACTGGATGATTTTTTGGTCTGCTGCGTCTGCTGTATTTACTGGGCTAACTGCATTGATAGCAGTATTGGCTATTTTCAGATGGCGCAAACAAGACGAATTAAAGGCCAAGCTTAACTTTAAAATGGCAGTTGCTAACTACTCATTCCAACTAACCCAAATGCCTGAAAAGCTCGACCAACCCCATATCAGGCATACTCAGGTTGATAATTGTCAGCAATTAACACGTTTACTTTCTGCCTGTAATAACGCATGGATGATCTGCGAAGGGTTGCTAGACAAAAATGATAATGTACGTGATTCATGGATGTATATATTTGATAATAATAATAATTACTTTAACGGAGAGTTAACTAAACACGCACTTGGCGAAAGTTGTATGGTTATTTTGAACGAGAAGTTTGTTTTCAACTGATTAATTCATTTCATATGGGTCGCTTAGGCGGCCTTTTTTATTGCCTAAATCCCACCAACGGACAATCCATGACTGACAAATTAACTCTCGCCGTCAACCATGCGTTGAACGATGCGCGGATGGCGCGCGCACGTATGGGAATGCTGGCGCCAAAGATGGGGCTCGATAACAAACGTAGCTCGGCGTGGTGTGAATACGGATTTCCTGAACAGGTAACCTACGAAAACCTTTATGCCCTGTACCGGCGTGGTGGTATTGCTCATGGTGCCGTTGAGAAGTTAGTGGGCAAGTGCTGGCAGACTAACCCGGAACTCATTGAGGGTGACGACGCCGACAAGAGCAAGGACGAAACCCCTTGGGAGAAGAGCGCCAAAAAGGTTTTCACTAAACGACTCTGGCGCGCTTTTGCGGAAGCAGACCGCCGACGTTTGGTCGGTCGCTATGCTGGAATCCTGCTTCACATCAACGATTCCAGAGAATGGGATCAGCCGGTTGTTCGCGGGAAGTCACTCAAAAAGGTAACGATCGCATGGGCCGGTTCGTTAACTGTCAGTCAGTGGGTCACTGACGAGAATTCGGCAGACTACGGTCAGCCAAAGCAGTGGAAATACGTTGAGAGCCTGCCAAATGGCGGGACAAATCAGCGCTTTGTACATCCCGATCGCGTCTTCATCCTTGGTGACTACTCTAACGATGCTATTGGCTTTCTTGAGCCACCTTATAACGCCTTTGTCAGTCTGGAGAAAGTGGAGGGCGGTTCTGGTGAGTCGTTCCTGAAAAACGCCGCTCGCCAGCAGAACATCAACTTCGATAAAGAGATTAATTTTAGCGAGTTGGCCTCGATGTATGGCGTTACGGTTGACGAGCTTCAGGAGCGATATAACGATGCCGCCAGAGAACTAAACCGAGGTAATGACACTCTGCTCATTACGCAAGGCGCCAGCGTCACTTCGCTAGTTTCACCGGTATCAGACCCATCGCCAACTTATGACGTAAACCTGCAAACCGCTGCCGCCGGGGTGGATATCCCTACGCGTATCTTAGTGGGTAATCAGCAGGCTGAGCGTTCCAGTACTGAAGATCAGAAGTATATGAATGCTCGATGTCAGTCACGGCGCGGAGACTTGTCATTCGAAATTGAAGACTTCAGTGACAAGTTAATCGACCTGAAGATTATTGATGCAGTCAGCGAGAAGACCGTTATCTGGGATGACCTTAACGAGCAGACTGGAACTGAGAAGCTCGCCAACGCTAAGACCATGGCTGAGATTAACCAGACGTTCCAGGGAAGCGGAGAGAATCCTGCCTTCAGCCGCGAAGAAATACGCACTGCAGCAGGTTATGAAAACGTTGATGAATTTCCATTAGGAGAAGAGGATGGCAACGAAGAAGACGAAGCCACCGATTCTACCGCGTAACTATCAGGATCCGACGGGGGCCGATGCGCTCGAACGCAGGGCAATGAAAGATTTCGCCAGGCGGATGAATAAGATTGGCAAAGCGTACAAATCAGCGCTCGACAAAATACCTTCCTCCCTCGCAGTAAACGCCAGATACGAATACCAGCTAAACCCAACATTACTCTCCATCATCCTGAACGATGCCAGTTATCTGGTTGATCAAGTGCTGCTGGATGGTAACGAGTACGACCTGTGGTTTTACGAGTATGTCGATTTGGCGTCAGAGAAGGGCACAGGACAGACATTCTACAACCTTAGTCAGCAGTCGCCGGTGTATAGCGCCGGTCGTGAATCACTGGCCTCCATCCTCGCAAGTGACCCATACCAGCAGCGCATGGCGCTGGTGCATGCGCGTGTGTTTGAGGAAATGAAAGGCCTGAGTGCAGAAGTGAAGCGCGATATGGCGCGCGTTCTGACTGATGGTGTGGGGCGAGGCCTTAACCCGCTGGATATTGCTAGGAATCTTACTGCACAGACTGGCATTGAGAAGCGCCGGGCGAACCGGATAGCACGCACTGAGGTTACCACTGCGCTGCGCCGGGCTAAATGGGATGAAGATCAGGAGGCGAACGAACTCTACGGACTTAAAACGCTTCTGGTTCACATCTCAGCGCTGTCACCGACAACCAGACATTCCCATGCAGTGCGCCACGCACACCTTTACACCAATGAAGAGGTCCGTGACTGGTACAGCAAGGACGGTAACTCCATCAACTGCAAGTGCAGCCAGCAATCGGTGCTGGTGGATGCGGACGGTAAACCGGAGTACCCGGACACTATCACGAAACTCAAACAGGAATACAAATCGATGCAGGCGCGCGGTTACGCCTGGGCGGAGAAATAACTATGCCTATGCAGGTCAATATCACCACTAAGGTGAATAGCCAGTCTATCCGACGCGAAACATATAACGGCCGTGAGCATCTTGTGCTGCCGAGTTACACGCTTCCGGCGAACGTCGTCATGAATGGCGGACTGTACACGCAGGAAGAGATAGATGCCCACTACCAAGGTCTTGAAGGCACTCTGGCACCGCTGGGACATCCGCAGGTTAACGGCCAGTTTGTATCCGCTTTCTCACCGGAGGGCATCAATGCCGGCCATATCGGCGCGTGGAACCGCAATGTTAAGAAGTCCGGTAATCGCATCTATCTCGAAAAGTGGGTCGATGTGGCCCGCGCCGAAGAGTCTCAAGGTGGTAAGGAGTTGCTTGAACGTGTCGCCGCTATTGAGCGCGGTGAAGACGTCCCACCCATTCACACCAGCGTTGCCGCCTTCCTTGACCAGCTAGATCCCAATGAACAGCAGCGCAGTACCGGTGCTGAATGGGTGGCGAAAATCCACAGTATGGACCATGACGCGATCCTGCTGCACGAAGTCGGAGCCGCTACCCCGGAGCAGGGTGTCGGACTGATGGTTAACGCTGACCTTGCGCAGCCACTGAAAGTGAACTCCGGCGCGCTGATAGGCGAGTCATACCGCGAGCGTGAACAACGTCTCGATCGGGCCGCGAAAGATAAATTTGCACCTGGTGCCGATGAGTACGCCTGGATAGCAGACTTCACTGATTCGCAGGCGGTGGTTATTCGTAACGGCGGTAAGGCAGAGGTGTACGGCTACTCAACCGAAAGCGGAAAAATCACCTTCGACGATACCGGAACCACGGTACAGCGACAGGAGTCATGGGTCGCCGTCGTTGCTAACAAGTTCAAATCATTATTTACGCCGCAGGAACAGCCTGCACCAAACCACAAAACGGAGGGCGACATGCCTTTAACCAAAGAAGAACTGGAACAAATCGGCAGCATGATCGGCCAGGCTGTTGCGACCAATACCGAAGCGGCTATTAAGCCTCTTGCAGAAAAGGTTGATGCGCTTCAGGCCAATCATCAGAAACTCGCGGAAACCCTGACTGCTAACTCCCGTGCTGAAGAGAAAGCAAAGCGTGAGGCAGTGGCGAAAGTTCACGGTGAGATCGTCGCAAATGCACTGACAGGCGAAGCGCTGGATGCGATGTTCAAATCGCTGGGTGAAGCCGCGGCCCTCGGTACAAACGCAGGTCAGCAGCATAAAGAAACCGGTGCGCCGGCCGCTGATGAACATTTCAAATAAGGAGCCACAATAATGGCACGTTATCGTCGCGTTAATATCGACGGTCAGTCTCTGTACAAGACCGAAACCCGCAAGACGGCAGCCGCGCTCCTTCCAGGAACCGCCGCTGTCATCAATACCGATGGTGAGTTTGAGCAGGCCGCAGCACTTGCTGGCCGCCTCTATATCATCGACTGCGCTTATCACCAGGGGCTTGGCATCCGTGATGCGGTGCCTGCCGGTGACTCTGCTGTGGGTAACTACGTAGAAGAAGGTCGCGAACTGGCTTTGCTGTGTGCGCCTGGTGCGTACAAGAAAGACAGCCCGATCAAACTCGGTTCAAATGGCCAGTTCACCCTGGCAACTGCTGACACTGATTCGGTGATTGGCTACAGCCAGGATGAATTCACCATTGCTGCCAGCACTACCGAATTCATCCGCGTGCGCATGCGCGTAGGCACCGTGGCCGCCGCTGGCGAATAACAAAAGGATAACCAAATATGTATTTCTCCAAAGAGACGCTGGCGACTAACTCCCGCCTCGGTGGTCACTGGAACGAGCTGTGGGCTAACCGCAATATGTGGAACCTTCAGAACGATGCCATCATCGCCGCCAACCGCGCAATTATGACGCCGGACATGTTGGCCTGTAATGCAGTGGGCGGGTTTACTCGCGACTTCTGGGCAGAGATTGACCGTCAGGTGCTGCAGCTGCGCGATCAGGAAGTAGGCATTGAAATCGTTAACGACCTGATCGGCGTGCAGACTGTCCTTTCTGTCGGCAAAACCGCCAAGCTGTATAACGTTGTCGGCGATATCGCTGATGATGTTTCTGTCAGCATTGATGGCCAGGCGCCGTTCTCCTTCGACCACACTGAATACGCCAGCGATGGTGACCCGATCCCGGTATTCACCGCGGGTTACGGTGTTAACTGGCGCCACGCAGCTGGCATGAACTCGGTCGGCATTGACCTGGTTCTTGATTCGCAGATGGCGAAGATGCGCAAATTCAACCAGAAGCGCGTTAACTACTACCTGAACGGAGACGCCAACATTCAGGTGCAGTCCTACCCGGCGCAGGGCATCAAAAACCACCGCAACACCAAGAAACTGAACCTAGGCTCAGGCGCCGGCGGCGCGAACATCGACCTGACCACTGCCGATATGGCGGCTCTGTTCACCTTCTTCGGTAAGGGCGCATTCGGCACTCTGGCGCGTGCGAACAAAGTAGCAGCATACGATGTGATGTGGGTATCCCCTGAAATTTGGGCGAACCTGGCGCAACCGTATGTCGTCAACGGCGTGGTAAGTGGCAATGTGCTGCAGGCTGTCCTGCCGTTCGCGCCGGTTCGTGAAGTCCGTCCTACCTTCGCCCTCAGCGGAAACGAGTTCATCGCATACGTGCGCCGCCAGGACGTCATTTCCCCGCTGGTTGGCATGGCCGTTGGCGTTGTTCCGCTGCCTCGTCCACTACCGAACGTTAACTACAACTTCCAGATTATGTCTGCTGAAGGTCTGCAAATCACCGCAGACGATCAGGGCCTGTCAGGCGTTGTCTACGGCGCAAACCTGGCGTAAGGGGATGGTATGGCTAAGTACCAGGTTGTCAGGCCGTGGCATGGCGTAATTGCCGGTCAGGTGGTTGAAATGGATGGGTTACATCCATCATTAAAACCGCACGTCATCCTGATTAGCGAAGGGGAGTTAACTCCCGCGACGCCTGAGGCCAAAACAGGCAGGAAGCGCAAAGCAGAAAGCGAAGAAGAATAGCCGCGAAAGCGGTTTTTTTACGCCCTGCTTCGGTGGGGCGTTTTTACTGGAGTCGATAATGGTAACTCTCGAACAGGCAAAGGAGTATCTGGAAGGTCAGGGAATTACCATTCCCGATTTTGTGCTGCAGGCTTTCGTTGATGAGGCGAACAGCATTCAGGAGTGCCTTGATGCGCATTACCCGGCATCTACTGCCTTGCTGATTCAGCTCTACCTGTTAGCGCTGATGGGACTCGGGAGTGGAGATAAATACATTTCCAGCCAGACGGCGCCAAGCGGAGCATCCCGGTCCTTCCGTTACCAGTCATTCTCTGACCGATGGAAGGCATCAGTAAACCTGCTGCGCAGTCTGGATAAATATGGGTGCGCCAGCGCGCTGATTCCTGCCGATCCAACTGCTTCCCCAGCATTCGCCGGCATCTGGATTGGCAAAGGGGGCTGTATGTGTGGTGGCAACAAATGAAATGGATATCCGTAAAAGAACGCCATCCGCGGTCATTCGTCCGTGTCTGGGTGATGACCGATACCGGGAAGCAAACCACAGCGTACGTGAAAAGCGACGGTGAGTGGTACATCAACTGCGACCGTATACGCGCCACAGGCGCTGTTGTGCTGCGATGGAGGGATGACTGATGTCTTCGGTTGCTTCATGGTCGTATACCGCGACAGCGACAATCTGGCGGCGCATACGCGATGCTGACGGTAGTGATACCGACGGCGGAGGTCAGCCGTACGGGTGGGAAGCACCGATCGCTATCCTCTGCGACTACCAGGGCGGACTCTCTGCAAAAATCGGTGACCTTGGCCGGGAGCTCGTTGTTAAAAACACGATATGGAGTGAGTACGCAACGGCGCGGGAGGGAGATTACATCCTGATTGGCGCGTCAACTGATGCGGCTCCGCCGGATGAGGCCGATGAGATTCGGCAGATCGTCCAGTTCGCAGATACGTTCGAGCGACTGGCAGACGATTTCGCACTTATAACGGGAGTCTGATTATGGGCGTTAAAGTTCGGGGAGTCTCCAAGGTCAGCAATAACATCAACCGGCTGATTGATAATATCGAAAAGCGAAAAACCATGCGGGCGCTCTACTCTGCTCTGTTTGAGATTGGGCTGGAGTCCGCGGTGCTGGTTCCTATCGATACCAGCACTCTGGTTAACTCTCAGTTCAGAGAGGTTGTTATCAAGGGCACCAGACTAACCGGGAGAATTGGTTATTCTGCAAATTATGCGGCGTACGTGCATGAGGCCAAAGGTATTCATCTTGGAAAAAACACCCCGCGCCCTGTAAGAAAAGGCGAAGCGCCCGGTTCCCGTGGAAATATATGGGACACATCAGGCGAGCCCAAATTCCTTGAGAAAGGTGCTGAAAACGCCAGAGACAGAGTTGACGCAGTTATACGCAGGGAGATGGAGCTATGACACCTCCTATGCACAGGCGGGTTCGAAATGTTTTTGTTGATTCTGGATTGACTGCCGGATACATCGTTCAGTCCCTGTTCTGGAATGATACAGGCAAGGCATCTGACCGCTTCATTGTGTTCCGACCAAATGGTGGCACGTCAGTAGATCGTGATATGGCCGCTGATTACTACGTCATGGTGGACGTGATAAGCAAGGGAAAGGCATCTGCTGACTATGCGCAGTCAGAGAACGACGCTCAGGCCATCATCGATTACGTGCAGCAAAACCCGATGACGCACACCTGCCTTGGGCAGATATCCAACATGGGCGGAATTCCTTCGCCTGTTATCACAGCCGAGGGGCGTATGGTGTGGCGCCTGCAGTTCGCCTGCCTCTTTGGCGGATAACACCGAATAAAACCACATAAGGTCGCCTGGAGCGGCCTTTTTTATTATCTGAAGCGAGGTAAGCAACAATGCAAGGCTGCTCCGACAACGGACAACTAATTGGTCGCGCTAAGACGCTGGAACTGGCTTACGGCTGTGCCGACCAGTTTCCGGCGGAAGGCGACTGGAAACTGATGGGGTTGCCAACATCGGCAACGTGGGACCTTAGCCCGGAGGTTCTGACCTCTGATGCAGATAACGGCGGATTCAGTTCAAACCTTATTGCCAGTCTGGACCCGACCTACTCCATCGAAGGGGAGGTTCGCGTTAAAGACCGCACTGATGAGTTTGGCATTCAGCAGTTCGTGAAATACATCGTCGATGAGGTTCGTGCCCGCCGCCAGCCAGGTGTATGGATGCGTTTCCACTGGGGCGATTATTATCACATCGGCTATATGGTCCCATCAGGAGCCAGTGACGGCGGTGGTGTGAAAGAAATCGTGACCTACAGCTTTGAGTTCAAACTGGCTGACGGTCAGACTTTCCAGATCACCGAAGCTGATGGTGACATTCTGGTTACCGGTGTAAGTGTTGCGCCGACGACCAGCTCTATTGCTGCTGGCTCCAGTACTACATTCGCAGTGAATATTGCACCGGAAGATGCTGATAACAAACTGTTCACAGCCAGCTCATCCGTGCCGGCACGTGCAACCGTCGCCATCACTGGTAATACGGTAACCGTGTCAGCGCCGTCAGGTGCAACGGCGGGAACAGCAACAATTACTGTGAAGACGGTTGATGGTGAATTCGTGGCTACCCACGTGGTTACTGTCACGGCGTAAGCAAAACAAAGGGCAGGATCCTGCCCTTGATTTTGTTTACAGGAGGCAGCAAATGGTTCCGCTAAAAGAGCTGGGAGAATGCCTGGTAACCGTCGGGGACCGGGATTATTTTTTCCGGCCATCATTCATGGCTATGTCGCGCATTGGCGAGCCAGCAGAAATAGTTCAGACGTTCTATGACCTTTGCAACGATGAAATAACACCTCTCATTCAGAGGGTTGTCGAAGCGTACGGCAGAGTGCCTGAATGGCTGGCTAAACACCTTTCTGCTTTACATCTTGATAAGAAATCTCTACTGGCCGCCCATACGGTCCTCACCGCTTGCTGCAATGATGACATAGGTGATCTGGTTGGCTGGATGAAGCCCGGCAAAACCAAAAGAAGGGCGTTTGTGTGGCATAAGGGCGTCATGAATCCGCAGGATATGGTCATCCTTGCACAAAGTCTGATGATGCACGGCATTATCGGAAAGGCCAAAGTACGCAAACTTCAGCGCCATGAGACAAATGAAAAAACCAGTGAGTTCAGAGCTGCCGATTACGTTATCGCTGCACGCAACCACTTCGGGATCAGCAGAGAGGAAGCTGAAAATCTGACGATGACCGAGTTTCAGTTAATGCTCATCGCCAAATACCCGGATCAGAAAGGGTATACCAGGGAAGAATACGATCATGCAGCTGATGACTACTTTGCGCGCCGTAAGCGCAGACAGGTTAAAGCCAACAAATAAACCAGCCCAGGCATAGTCCGGGGCTTTTTTATGCCCGCAACTCCCCGCGCTTCACACGCGCATATCAACACACAGAACCTTTCAGGATGACCCTTGAGGATACCGGTTTGGCTATCGGTGCCTTTCTGTGGGCCGGATTCCTGTGTGACAAGGTTCATCACTAAAAGGTAATACCGATATGTCTAATATCATCCCTATGAATTACGATGACCGTTCATTCCCTTTTACGGCAGATTGCTGGTTCAACGCCACAGTTGCTGCAAAGCATCACGGCAAGCTTCCGAAGGACTGGCTAAAGACTGAGGCGACAAAAATTTATATCGCCGAATTGGCTGAGGAGCTTGGAATTGCTGGCTCCGGCGTAAAAGAGGATTTTTCTCCCCTTTTAGTCAGAGTGGAGAAAGGGCGAAACGGCGGGACCTGGCTTCATCCGGAGTTGGCGGTGGAGTTCGCCCGCTGGTTGTCAGTAAAATTCGCCCGAGCCTGTGACCGACACATTAAAAATCTGCTACTGAGTAAAAACTTCCAGCTCACTGAAGATCAAATTGTCGGCCTGATGGTCTGTCAGCAACCCACCTCTTGGGAAAAACGATTTAAAGACCCGTTCTACCAGGCGCTGTCGAAAATGTCCGGCCTTCCTTACTTTGGTCATGTCGGTGGTTGCCCGGCGCTGTTCGGTCAGATCACCGCTCGATGGGTGTACGGTGTCGCACTTCCCGGTTATGTCTATCAGGCAGCAAAACAAGCAGCGGGCGACAGCAAAGAGAAGATTCACCAGCACCTTAAGCCTGATGCGCTGGAGAAGGTCGAGCAGCAACTGGTCGCCGTTACCAACATCGCCAGTTGCAGCATTGACCAGAAGGACTTCGAGGCCCGCTGCATGGCTGCGTTTCCAGTTAAAGGGCAGATGAAGTTGCTGTATGCGGCGGCGTGATTATGAGGAAACCCACAAAAACGTGGTTTTTTGATAGCCCACTTCGGTGGGCTTATTCTGGCAGTGACTTCATGACGCGATCCAGATCTCTTCCCAGGAAATTTGACGACCAACCACAGGATTCACAATGGTAAGCAAAATCATCGAAGAAAGAACCGACCGCTTTAAAACAGTTGGGGCAATAAACCGCGCTGACATAGCGACCAGAGGTGTCTTTTCTAAAGGCCGCTCCCATGTGCTGGACAAACTGCTCTTGTGCCCGATAACGCTCTATCTCATTCGTAAGTTCTATGCATTTGGCCTTCGCCTGGGTAAGTTCTTCTACGGTGGCAGCATGGGCTTTCTGAAGTACGTCAATCTGCTCGCCGATGAAAGCGATACGTTCGCGCAACACCTCGTTGCTTTGAACCGCAGAGAGGGCACCGAGTCCACTTTTAAGCGATGTGATAAGTAAGCCAATATCCATGATTACTTCTCCTTGCTGTAGATACCTTTAAGCGTATCGAATACGACCTTCTTAAACTGTTCTGCCTGCTGGTCTGCCAGGCGCTCGGCGTCGCAGCGGTAGCCGGATACTGGTGATGGCTGATCTAGTGCATCCTGTACGATTTGTAGGAGCTCGGCATTCATAGAGCGCCCATTAGCCGCAGCACGATTTTTTATTTTTTCTCTTACTTCCAAAGGCATGCGGAAATTGAAGTGCGGATCGTCTCTAGCCATGAATTCTATCCCTGCTCAAATATTGACATGATAGAAGCAGTCTATTATATTCTCAATAGGTCCACGGTGGACCTATTGCGAGGAGGGTAAATGAAAGGCATGAGTAAAAACCCGCAGTTTAATCTGCGATGGCCGAAAGAGATTTTGGATATTGTCCGTAAGGCGGCGGAAGAAAACGGGCGTTCTGTCAACTCAGAGATTTATCAACGGGTGATGGAAAGCTTTAAAAGAGAAGGGCGCATTGGTGCGTAAAAGTTGAAGCCCCGACTACTTGCGATAGTCAGGGCTTCGGTATCGAACAAACCAGCTAGGAATATCGACATGACAAGTATAGCAATTCTTGAAGCAGTTAACACTACTTACGTACCGTTCAACGGCCAGCAGGTCCTTACTGCAATGGCGGCCGGTATCGCTTATGTGGCGATGAAGCCTATCGTTGAAAATCTCGGTATGAGCTGGGGCACTCAGCAACAGAAACTTATGAAGTCTCTGGAAAAATTCAACTGTATTCATATGAATATGGTTGCCGCTGACGGCAAGCTGCGTAAGCTCCTGTGCCTCCCGCTGAAGAAACTCAACGGCTGGCTGTTCAGCATCAACCCTGAAAAAGTCCGCGCCGATATCCGCGATAAGTTGATCCAGTACCAGGATGAATGCTTTACCGTTCTGCATGACTACTGGACGAAGGGGAAGGCCGAGAATCCGCGAAAAACGCAGCAGTCAACAGCAAAACAGTTAACCCCATTGCGCCAGACTGCAGAGCGATTAATCGCTACCGGTATGGGACGGATTTACCCGGACATCTGGAAGTTTGTGCATCAGCACTTTGAGATTGAGCACATCAACCAGCTTAAGCCATCCCAAATTTCTGAGGCGGTCACATACCTCGATGCACTGGAAGGTGAATTCCTCGGTAAACAGGAAGAGTCTCCAGCTCCGAAATTGAATATCCCGGACATCACAATGGAGTGGTGGTACAGCAACAATTTTCCAATGCGCATAGATAACCTTGAGCGTTATCCAGGGCACCAGGCATGGAACGATTTAACCCTTACGCCGCCGATGATGTATGGGAAGGACACTAAATCGCCGGCACTTTATCTGATTGAGATATTGGAGCGCATGGGATTTGACATGGTAGGTCCACGCATTGAGGTGGAAACCATGCGGATCATGCTTGGTAAGGGTAAGCAGAAAATCAGAGTTATGGGTGATGGGCGAGTTAAGTATCTACTTTCTCTTTAACGCTACACACGATCACAAACCCGCTTAACTGCGGGTTTTGTCGTTCCCCCGCATCCCTGCTAATCTGTCCAAAACTAACCAGTGGGGATAGGGATATGAAAAAGGTCTTAATGGTGGCGATCTTAGCTGCTTCGTCGTTTGTCATTGCAGGCTGCGCACCAAAGCCGCCTTCTCAAGTGGCGATATCAACTGCTAATTACGGCACCTTGCCGAGTGATTATCAGCAGCAGATTAAAAATCATATGGCATCGATTCTTAAAGATCCTGAGTCGGCTCGATATACATTTGAGCCACCATTTAAGGGGTATTCTCAAGATGGTTCACTATCATCTACAGGTGGCGGCGTAACGTACGGACAGATCGTTGGCGTGCAAGTAAATGCCAAAAACAGTTATGGTGGATACACAGGAAATCAGCTTTATGTGTTCATGTTCGCCAATGGCGTCATGTACGACTCTACGGCAAACTTTCAATATGGCCGTGTAAAGCGAGCACCTTAAAGATAAATAATAACAACCTCGCTCCGGCGGGGTTTTTTATTGCCCGGAGAATGGTAAATGGCAGAGAACGCTGGCGGCATTTATTACGATATCGAGATGGATGTGCGAGGCTTATTGACTGCGCAGCAGCGTGTAAATCAGCGTCTTGATCTGATGGAGCGTGGCTTTGATAAAACATCACGCTCTATTGATACCACAGAGCGCTCGATGTCGAGCTTGTCCCGTGTCGCGGTTGCACTTACAGCAGCGCTTTCTGTACAGCAGGTGGCTGAATATGCTGATGCATGGGCCACGGTTAATAACAAACTATCCAACTCCCTTCGCCCGTCTGAACAGCTTGCTGATGTAACCGAACGCGTTTTCAACATTACGCAGCAAACTCGCAGCAGCTTAGATGCAACTGCATCCCTATATGCACGCTTAGAGAGGGCCACCCGGCAATACGGAACCAGCGCTGGGGATCTGGCAAAATTAACCACGATTATCAATCAGGGATTTGTGGTTTCAGGCGCAACGGCGCAAGAGGCTGAAAATGCCATTATTCAGCTATCTCAGGGCTTGGCCTCTGGCGCGTTGCGCGGTGAGGAATTCAACTCTGTAAACGAGCAGGGTAACCGCCTTATCGTAGCCCTTGCTGACTCTATGGGGGTCAGCATCGGCCAGATGCGCAACATGGCGGCACAGGGCAAGCTAACGACAGATGTTGTGGTTAACGGCCTGCTTTCCCAGGGGAGTGTAATCGGTGCTGAATTTGCCAACACCACTACGACTATCAGCCAGGCTCTTCAGGTTGCTGGCAATAACATCACTAAGTTCTTCGGTGAAAATTCTACGGTTAAAACAGGCGCGGCAATTTTCAGTGATGCAGTCGTCACCATCAGTGAAAATATTGGCGGACTGAGCGCGTTGCTGACTGGTGTCGCGGCTATTCTTGGGAGTCGGTATGTCGGCGCCTTAACTATGGCCACTGCGGCTAAAATAAAAGCAGCTGCCGCATCTCGCACGCTTTCAGCAGAAGAATCATTAGCAGCTCAGGCTGCCGCGAATAAAGCAGCGGCAGACCTCAGGGCTGCAGCGGTCGCAAAAGAACGGGCCTTAGATGAGATAAGGCTCGCAGAAATGATGCGGCTTACAGCTATCAGCGAAACCAACGCTGCGGCAGCTGAACAACGCTTGTCCGTTGCCAGGGTTGCGGCTGCCGGTGCGGTTGATAATTATAATCGAGCACTGGCGGCAAACAGGGCTGCTCAAATGGCGCTCTCATCTGGTGCCAGCCTGGCGAGCAGGGCTCTCGGGTTAATTGGTGGGCCTGCCGGAGCGGCAATGCTTGCTGCTAGTGCAATCCTTTACTTTTCACAGCGCGCAAAAGAGGCCAGGAATGACGCTAATGCCCTTGCAGATAGCGTTAACGATCTGAGCTCAAAATTCCAGACGATGTCGCATACAGAGCTGGCGGCAACGATAGGAAAGCTAAGCCAAAGCCTGCCTGAATTAAGTGACGCGGTATCCGACGCACAAAAGGAATTCAATGACGCGACATCTGCTGTCCAGCGACAACAGCAAGAAATTGCAAACTGGGGTACGAATACAACGAGAGGGCGGCAGGCTGCCGAGGCGCTTGGCGGCGCACAGGATAACCTAGCTATAGCCACCCTTGAGCTGGAGAAGGCCCAGAACAGGCTAAGCCAGACCCAAAACGCTATTAACATTGGTCGCGCTACGCTGAATGGAACGATGAAGCAAGGTATTGATTTGCTTCGCAGGGATGGACAGGAAGCGGGAATTGCTGCCGGTATGATGAGCAAGTTGGGAGATATGATTAATTTTGCTGCCAAGGCAAAAGACAAATTCAACTCCAGCAGCCTCATGGTTGAACGCCCGAAAGATGTTCAGGAGTATCTGGATAAGCTACAGGATCAGGTAACACTTCAGAGCGAGCTTAATGACAGGAAGCGAGCGCAATTAAGGGCTGAGCAGGATATTAGGAAACTCGGTGGATCAGAGGCGGATGTTAACCTTGCTCGTGACAGGGCAGCCGCTGAATTTGATGCTCAACAGGCGCAGCAAAACAACAAAAAGGCCACCAAGGAAGCAACCGCGGAGGCCAAGAAAGCTGAAACCCAAGAACAACGTAACGTGAAAGTTCTTGAAGAATATAGACAAAAAGCAAAGTTATCAGCTGACTCAACGATCGATCTTTCACGCGAACAGGCGATACTTGCAGCAAAGCAAAAGTTAACAAATGCCACACCACGGCAGATTGCACAGGTTGAGCGTGATGCTGCAGCCGCTTGGGATAAAGCCGCTGCGTTGAAGGCTCAGAATGCAGTGCCAATCTTAAAAGAGAATGCAGATTACGCCGCACAGCGAAATGCGCTTGATAGCTTGAAAGACCAGAGAGATGTCAATGGTCAATTAATACTCTCGCAGGAGCAGTACAATCAGGCCAGTGAACAACTTGAGCAGAAGCATCAGGTTAGTCTAGCGAAAATAAGGGCCAGTCAGGTTGTAACCCCTCTACAAGAGGGGGGAGGGGAAGTTGACCCGGTTCAGCGGCTTGCCAACCAGCACGCCCAAGAGCTGGCGCTTATCCAGCAATTTGAAACCCAAAAGGGGCAGATCACTGCTAACGGACTTGCGCTGATGAACGCTGCTAATACTCAGTATGAGCAGCAGAGAGTTGCAGCTCAGTGGGCGCTGTTCACGCAGCAGAGCGTGGGCTATGAGGCACTCGGCGCTGCAGTCGATGCATTTGGTAGTCAGGCGTCCAATGCATTAACGGGCGTGATAACCGGCAGCATGTCGGCTAACGACGCACTCCGCTCAATCGGCAATACCATTCTGAATGACGTGATTAACACGTTTGTTCAGATGGGGATGCAGCAGGCCAAATCCGCAATCATGGGGGCGGCAGCGCAGAATGCTGCGATCGCAACTACGACGGCCGCGCAGGTCAGCTCTTTGGCAACTACGACCGCTGCGAGCACAGCATCGGCTGGTACAACAATGGCTGCCTGGCTTCCTGCTGCTCTGGTCGCTTCTGTGGGATCGTTTGGTGCTGCGGCCATTATCGGCGGTGCTGCGCTGGTCGGGGCGTTTGCTCTAACCAAAGCGTTAGGTCGTAAGAATGGCGGCCCGGTATCTGCAGGAAATCTTTATGAGTTCGGTGAAGGGAACATGCCTGAAGTCATGCAGATGGGCGGAAAGAGTTACATGCTGCCGGGCAACAATGGGCGCGTCTTTAGCAACAAAGACGTTACTGGCGGCATGCCAAGCATCAAAAAGGCATCGACAGGTAGCGAATACCTAAGCCAGACCAGCGGCGGCAGCGGTTCAACCGGTTCGCAATCATCAAAGGCTATATCGGTCAATATCCAGTTCTACGACCAGACCAGTGGCGGTCAGCACTCTTTTGAGGCTCAGGCATTGCAGGAGGGGAATGTCCTCACGGTTGATGCATTCCTTAGAGACCTCGACAGCGCTGGGCCAATGGCTTCTGGCATGGAATCGACCTACGGCCTCCGCCGCCAGGCATCAGGCGACTACTAAACCAACCCGCTTCGGCGGGTTTTTTATGCCCGGAGGAAACGTGGCAACAGTTTCATACCCGGAATTTCTACCCCTTCCGCAGCGTCCAAGCCAGAACATGACGCAGGACACTGCCTGGCAGACGACGCAGCCGGCAGTCGGACCAGTCATTTTTACCCCTTTCACCACTGACCTCAAGGCTACCTGGACGCTGCAGTGGATATTCACGCTGCAGCAGGCCGAGCGGTTTAAGTCATGGCTGCGGTCTCCAACGTACTGTGACCGCGGGCGTAACTGGTTTCAGATGCCGATCGACTTGGGTGATACGCAGGGTGTTCAACTGCAGACGCTTCACTTCATCAATATGCCGGTGCAAACCAGCAAAAATGGCGGGACCGTCACCTGGACAGCCACGGTCATCTGCAACGGTATCGAGGACATTACCGAGGACTATGACGACTGGATCGTTGAGGCCCAGCCTGGATATGGATACTGGCTGGATTACTTGATCACTGAAGTGATGCCGAGGGCCGACTGATGCCTACATTGAGAGAGTGGAAAGAGCGGCGGCCGGCCAGCGATATCAAGCAGACTATTGAGTTTTATCACCCGGCGTTTGGTTATTACCGGGTGGTGAATAAGCTGTTTCGTGAAGCAACGTTTGGCGGCAACATCTATCAACCAGCGGCTTTTGATATCATCGAACCAACACAGAACGGGTCAGCCATAATCACCATGGGGATCACCTTCCTGCAAGGGGCTGAAGAGGTCAGAAACACACTAAAAGCGTGGAAAGGTGCCGCCCGCATGACGGCGATAACCTGCAAATATCAGCAATGGAGTGCGATAGGTGATGCCGATCCTTTGAAGACGTGGTCTCTGTTCGTGAAGGATGTAGGTGCAGACGGCACAAACGTCACAGTAAATTCCGGCAAGACTAATCCGCTGACGCTGGCCAACCCCATTATTTACACCACGAAAGACTACCCTGGGCTGATTACCGTATGACACAGAGCGAATTTATCGGGCTGGTTAATGGCAAGCCCTGGGCGAACCGCGCCTGCACGTTCGACGAGCTGGATTGTTGGGGGCTCGTCGTTTTGTATTACCGGCACGTTCTGGGGCTGGAGCTACACCACATCGTAGGATACGAATCTGGCTCAGATTTTATCACCTGCTACGAAGAAGAGCTCGAACACTGGCGGCGGGTTCCGGTGCCTGTTTCCGGCTGCCTTGCGGTGTTCTATTACGGCAATCAGCCGGCGCACGTCGGCGTGATGATTAACCCGGGTAAATGCCTACACTCCCGCGGCGAGTTCGGCTTTGTCCGCATGGACAGCGCCGTCATCCTTCAGAAAACCTATAACAAAGTGGAGTATCTGGTGCATGGTTCGATATGAGCTCCAGCGCCTGCCGGGCGCACCTAAGCAACGCGGAACGGAAGAGCCAGGAACTCAGCTTATCGCCTTGCTAGACAAGCTGAAGCTGCATAATAACGTCGTGGTGAGACTCAACGGACGCAAGCTGGATGATGATTTCGACTTGACCTGTCAGCTGCGTGCTGGCGACGTTGTTGCGGTATTTGATCAGCCAGAGGGCGGCGGGCTGATTAAAACGCTGCTCAACCCGATTGAGCACCTGAACCCAATCCGATTCACCAAGAAGGTGTTGTCGGGAATCATGGGGCAACAGACTGCATCATCACCCTCGATTTCAACCGGAGAATCGCCGAACAACGACGCAACAGGGCAAACTAACCGGGCGCGTCTCTACAAGGGGCGTCCGAATATTTACGGGCAATGCCGGATATTCCCTGATCTGATTCAGCAGGCGCTGTTTGAATTTATCGACAACAACAAATACATCACCGAGTGGTTTGAGGTCGGCTACGGGAAATACACCATTTCCTCTGTCCGATATTCTGAGTCGAATCTCGGGAGTCTGGCCGGCGCCAGTTATCAAATTTTCGACCCTGGCGTGACGATAGGCACCATTGATGTTGGGTATCAGTTTGATGACGTCGATAACGAAGAAGTGCCTGGGCTGAATGAAAGTGAGGATTTCCCCGCCCAGACAGCGACGACGACAGCGCCGACAGCCATGCTGATCGAAAGCAACCAGCTGAAAGCCACAGTGTTGTCGAATGATGATAACTTTTCATACTTCGCGGCGCTTGCCGTTCCGCATCCGGTGACTTTCGTTATCAACGCGACATGGAACTCCGGCGGCGGCCCGGTGACGAGGAACGTTACCGGCAGCGGAAATATCGTCTACTCAGAAATTTATATCGGGGAGGATACGCAGTCTTACACCACGTTCTATCTTGGCGATATGACAGGGGAGGTTACGACGCTACCGGCGGACGCCACGCTGAACCTGACACTTTTCACCCTCAACGACCAGACGCCGCTGGTGATTGGCCCGTCGGTTTCACCATTGGTGTCATCTCAGGTATGGGTGCACGTAATGGTGCAGCTCGGCGCAACGGCGGGAACGTCACGCTATCGGATCCGGTTATGGAAGGTCGACGACAGCAACAACCAGATACCTGGGACTTCAGAGCAGTACGATTATTTCTTCGATAACGATTTCCAGGTGACTACGCGATATTTTCGCACCTCGCACAAATACACACCGGCCGCCGGCGCCGGGCGTTACGCTGTGACGATTGAGCGCCTGGATAACAGCAACGATGGTAACGTCGTGACACTGATGGCGATCCATGCGGTGAATGTGCGCGAAAACGTGATTTACCCTGACGACACTATCGCCAAGGTCACCATAAAGGGGCCGAACAACAGCAACAGTAACCGCGAGCAGAAATATAACATGCTCGCACAGCGCCACACCATCAGCTACGACCGCACCACTGGCCTGATTGATTACACGCTGCGCCCAAGCCGCTCGTTTGCCGACGCCGTACTGCATGAATGGATAGTCATCGGCAGGCAGGACGCTGCGAGCATCGATATCGCTACGCTGTACGCGATCGCCGATTCGATAACAGTTCCTGAGTTGGGCTACTTCGATTACACCTTCTCGGATGAAAAGTTGTCCCTCGGCGAGCGCATCAAAACCATCTGCAATGTGGCCCGAGTCGATGGGAACAACATCGGTGATGTGCTGACCTTCTGGCGCGATGAGAAAGTCGAGAATCCTGATGCGGTTTTCGCGCGCTCAAACATGTTCTGGGACGAGTATAAAGTTTCCTGGCAGATGTCACTGCCCGGCGGCTATGACGGCGTCACGTTGGATTATGTCGACCCACTCACCAATAAAAAAGCGTACATCTACCTGCAGATTGACCAGAGCGGGATTGTTGAGGTTGAGGATGCGACCATCAACGCACTGCAGATCAGCCTGGATGGCTCCCGCAATAAGGCGCAGGCGGAGGACAGGGCGTGGCTTGAGGCGCGCCGTATTATGCTCTCGCGCGTCGGTATGACAGTTAAAGTCCTGGAATCGACACAGGTTATCCGCGGTGCGGTGGTGCAGTGCCCGGACATGTACGACAACAAACAGCAGAATGGTTATATCACCGCTCGTAACGGGGATGTGTTCAGTACATCTGAGCGTATCGACTTCTCTCTCGGAGATATGTGGGTGGTGATGACCGACAGCCTCGGAAATTACCGCGGGCGCTGGCGGGCCTATCCGGTAAGCGGAAATACAAAGGCATTTCAGGCTGCAGCAGATAGTTTCGACCTCAACATTTATGACCGCGTAAATGTGCAAAACCCAAGCCGGTATTTCATCGCTACCGACTCGGAATTGAACTCCACAATATGGCGCGTAGATAGCGCCAAACCAAATGGCGACGACACCCAGACATTAACCCTCTCTGAATATTCAGACTCGATTTATCCGTAACACACAGCAGTAATTACCAACCTTCGCGCACACCATCAGATTCACTTTTGAGGGTTTCGTGCGCCTTTTATATAGGGCGACATGCACAATGGCACAAGTACCACTACCTACCCCGACCAACAATGAAGTGCCGAGCACAGATATTCGTGATGCAGTTTATGCCGGGGCGATGCTGGACAAGGCGATGACAACCACGACGGAGATGACTTATGAGGATCGTCTTGGTAATGAGCACAAAACCTGGCATGCCATAGAGCAGGGATTTGATAACATCGTTGCATCTCTTGATACTGCGAGTTTTACTTTTCCTGATGAAGAAAGTGGCCTGGCTGGCACAACTGATGGGCAGTATTTCCGAGTCCCGCAGGGAGAGGGAGCTGAACTGGCTTTTATCTACTATCGGAACAATGCAGGAGTCGCACAGATTGTTGCGACGACAGCATCGGGCGAGATAGCCAAACTGGTCAAAGCATCAAGCGACGGTAACCTGGTTGTAATAAGCGATATTGATGGCGTTGCCATAGAGGTGAAGGATGATTTCGGTGGTATTAATATCCCTGGAATTCCTGCATCTACTCAGGACATTCTGCAACTGGTCCAAAAGAATGCTTCTCCATACCTCAATGTTCTGACAGACGCGGAAAATCAGGCGTTTGAGTCAGTATGTGATTTCGGTTCTTTGAGAATTCCTGGAATTCCTGTTGGTATAGCTGAGATGCTTCAGGCAACCAGAAAAAAGACAGAGAAACTTTATAAGTATCGTCGTGTTATTGATGCCAGAGAATTTGGGCTAAATTCAAAAACAGGCGAAGACGCGCATCGTGCAATTCAAGCCGGATATGATGCGCTATCTTCTCGCGGTGGCGGTGTTTTGTATATTCCGGAAGGTTACTACAAGCTTGCCGTTCCGATCATACCAAGGCCTAACGTATCTTTAATCGGTGCAGGGCAAAATGCTACGGTCTTTCTTCCTTTTGGATATCTCGCAGCAATTACTTATCAGGGTGCAGAGACCTATATCGAAAATCTTCAGTTTTCTGATTTCACGATAGATGGGGAAAACCAACAATTACACCCTGTTAATGGGTATATACCAGATATTAAAGGGATATACTTGCAGTATTATCGCAATACTATTTTTGATCGACTGACAATTCGCAACACAGGGGCAACAGGATTGGGCGTAGACATGCCTGACAGGGTTTCAATGACCCGATGCCTGGTGGAAAACTGTGGGCGCCTTGCCACGGTTGGTGCTCTTGGCGCATCTGGTTTTGGTCTTGGTACAAGCTTCCTTTCCAGCGAGCCACTGTTTGCCAGCCAGCTTATTGGAAGGAACAACAAAAACTTCGGTATTTTCTTTGAACCACAACGAGGAACAGGCACAGCCCAGGATGCGATCGTTACTGACAGCACCTTCTACGGCAATTATGCTGGTCTGGCTGATTGCGGGATTGAAGGTCTCATTGCAGCCAATCTCAACCTTCGGAATAACAAGTATGGTTTTGTCGCTGAGCCTGGCACCAATAATGGTGGAAATGCTGGATTTCGTGGCAAGTTAAATAATTGCATCATTAAAGCCAATACCTCACATGGTATGTATTTTAACACCGGGAAAGGTGACACCATTATTGGCGAATATGCGATAACAGACACACGCATCTCTGAAAATGGCGAGGACGGAATCAACATCCGGTATGCCACTGAGGTTACGAACTCAAGTCTGCGAGTATCTGATTGCGATATAAACAGCAACGGGCGACATGGTGTTAACTTCGAAGCGGGCCCAGTGGTAAATGCTGACGTTATCAATAATAGAATCTGGAATAACGGTCAGACTACGGCCGGGAATGGAGTAAATAGCAGTCGGGCGATGACTAAATGCAGAATATCTAATAACAGCATACGAGATATTCAGACAACAGCTACTCAGCAATATCCAGTGTCAATTTCTGGAAATTTAACTGACACCGACATCTCCTTCAACCATTGTGTTGGAAATGCTCAAAACTCCTTGAACCTTACCGGCGCACAAACTCGCGTCACTACAATTAACAACCCAGGGATTGCATAATGGCGACTATCGTACAAAGCAATATGAAGCTCAAAGGTAATGTAAAATTACCCCCAGTAAATGCCCCTCTGCCAGACGGGGCTAATTTATTTGCAGATTTCTCCACTGGTCGCTACGTCATAAAACACGCAAGCGGTAATGTCATTCGCTCAGCATCCCTGACAGATATACTCTCTTTTACAAGAGCCTCTGTTGCTACGCGAGTTGGGGCAACTGGTTTAGTGGAATATTTACAGTCAGGTGAGCCTGCAATTGACTATGACCCTGTAACTCTTGATTGTCTTGGATTGCGTACTGAACTCTCCAGTATAAACCGGGTTGCCTGGTCACAGGATTTCACTAAAACCGCAAGCTGGACCCCAGCAAATATTTCTATCACGGCTAACGATGCAATTTCTCCAGACGGAAACACTACAGCAACGAAACTTATTGAGGCCACAGATTCAGTGGCTTCAGTCAGAACACTTCTTGCCATTACCACAAGCGATGCAGTGGCGGCATCCCCTTACACATTCAGTATCTTCGCGAAAGCTAACACCGCCGGGGTAGTTCAGCTGGCGGCGCAGGGGGCAGTCGCTGCTACTGCATTTGCAAATTTCGATCTTAAAAATGGCAAAATTGGAAAAGTTTCCCCGGGCTCAGCAACGGTTGGGATGTTTCAGGTAACCATGGAGGCTTACCGTAACGGATGGTACCGCATTGCTATAACCATCACTCCGAACGCGTCCGCATCCCCACAATTCACTGTTGCACTGGTTAACGATGATAGCAGTGCTACTGCTCTGCCATCCTATCTGCCAGCAACCCCGAAATCAGTCTGGATATGGGGGGCTCAGCCAGAAAGGAGGGATGGATATTCATCATATATTCCTACAGCAGGAGCTGAGGTAACGCGTGCAAGTGATGTCTGTACAACACCTTCAACGACAGCATTTATCACAGCCGCAGCAGGAACTATTCTGGCAGCAGTAGTTAACCCACATAGTCTTCAGACTTTAAGTGGTAAATATAATTCACTGGCTTGCGTGACTGTTTTGGATAACAGCGTATCTGGCCCTCACATCAGATTCGCTTATCGACCTCCTGCATCAGGGACTGCAATGGGCACGCCGCAAGGGGCGGCTTTAGGCGTTGTTCCTGACTCTTCAGGTACTGCCAAAAACCTTGAGATACCAAGCATGACGGCAGTAAGCGATAGCGAGCAATCGTGTATCTTCGCATTTGATGGAACTGCACTAACTACAAAACTTTTTGATGGCTATAACTGGTATAAGCGCAGCGTGACTGGAGTTCCTCCGGCTCTTAATCGTCTGACGATCGGAAGGGCTTACCTTGATACCAACAATTACTTCAACGGTCACATCAAGAAAATCATCTACTGGCCAACAGCTTTAAGTGATACTGATATGGAGCAAATTCTTTCTTATCAGTAATCTTGTTATGTTGCAGGTATGGACGGATAAATCCCCTCTTGATCTTCCCCTTCAATAAAACTACTGTGTATGCAAACAGTGTTCATTGGAGGGCAGATCATGGGATTCCCGTCACCGGCTACGGATTACATTGAAACCACGTTAACAGTGAACTCTCTGTGCAACATCACAGCAAACTCGCGAGTTATCAGCACAGATAGCGGCTTTGCTGTTCTTGATTTGTCTCTGAAAGCTAAACAGGGGAGCACGGTTCTCATTCGGCACGCTGGTTTTATGGAGTTTGCGAAAATATTAGGCAGGGCGTTTATCACATCTTACGGAGAAGCCATTGAAGGGGAATCGCTGGATGACGTGGAAGTGATTGGCGTTGTCACGTATACGATTCACGATGCGAGGCAGGATGATTGCCCTGCTATATAAACCCAGTCATAAACTAATTAAAGGCCGCTCAATTGCGGCTTTTTTATTTTTGGAGGATTCATGGCGCTCAAACTACTGGCTAATAACAATGCTAAAAGCGTCCTCGCGTCAGGAATTAGCGCGTCTGCGACTGTTATTACAGTGGGTAGCGGGACAGGAGCCTTATTCCCTCATCCCGTATCAGGTCAAAGCTATTTCAAATTAACCATTGTTGATGCCGCGACTAAATTAATTACGGAAATAATGCACGTTACCTCTGTCTCCGGTGACGTTATGACTGTGCAGCGAGGACAGGAAGGGACCACGGCAAGAGTCTGGTCAACGAATGATATTGTGGCAAATATGTTGACCGCGGGGTCTTTCCTTTCCTGCCTGCAGACCGCAAATAATTTTTCTGAAATTGCTGCCGAAGGAAGTGAGGCGGTAAGACAGGCGTTATTAAATCTCGGCTCGTCAGATGGCACGATCAATGGTCGCCTTATGGGCGTTCCGCGTGTCGTTACGAGCAGCGGCATGTTCACAAAAACACCTGGCGCAACAAAATGGAGGATTAGAATTTTGGGGGCCGGGGGCGGTAGTTCTGCTGCGCCGGCGACCGGTGCTGGTCAGGTTTCGATTAGCAATGGCGGCGGGGCTGGCGCATACGCCGAGGGAATTTATGACGTATCAGCATTAACCTCAGTAATGATCACTATTGGCCTGGGCGGGAAAGGCGGGACTGCATCCTCTCTTTATGGGGAAGATGGCGGGACCACCTCTGTCGGTACGCTGATTTCTGCTCCCGGCGGCAAAGCGGGCCTGCCTGCGGGTCCGGCTAATCCTCCATTTCAGCCGGTGGCGAACACAAACTCGAACAGCCCTACCGGATGGAATATTGTCGGGATAAGTGGCCCGGGATCTGAATGTGCATCAGCTATTTCAACTGAATATGCAATCGCTTCGCGCGGAGAAAATAGTCAACTTGGCGTAGGGGGCTCGATTCCGGCCATAAACAATCCGGCTAACAATGGCGGCGGATATGGCGGCGGGGCGTCTGGATGTTCCAATGGTCCTTCAAGGCCGGTTAATCCTGGTGCAGATGGTCAGAATGGGATTGTTATTATTGAGGAACTGGCCTGA